AGCCTTTGGGTGAGTACCAGTTGTAATTACACCAGCCATTTTATATATCTCCTATTAATTAAGCACCGAAGGCTTGTAAATATTGGTGTTTATTAAACTTCACCAAAATGTTGTTGTATGTGCCTGGTACGTTGGTAGGCTCTTGATACATACCTACAACTTGGAACATAGAAGCTGCAGTAGCTGCTGAGTCAGCAGTTACGTATGTGCTTGAGAATGGTGAAGACTGTGACAATGTTGATGTCTGGTCAGCTACAATTGTAGGAACCGCAGTAGAACCAACTTTAGCATCAGCAGAAACGTTAGCTTGCACTTGAAACACAACAGCAGGATCAGTGATAACATAAACGTAAGAATAGTTACCAGAGTTTAAGCTAAGATACAATTGAGCTAAATTCAAGTTAACACCAGCCAAACTTACGCCAGGATTAGATACACGAATAGATACAATAACACCTAAAGGTACGCTTGCAGCTACAGCTTTAGTTACAAGAGCTACGCCATTTGCGTCATTACCAACAGCGGATTTAACAACATCGCCAATAGCGTATGTGTTAGTACCATCGTTAGCAATAGCGTAAAGAACGCCTTGCTCGTTAAAGGGTGCGCCAGTAATTGTGCCAACTGGCGACAATCCTGTCACGGCATTTACGTTTGCCATTTGTTTTTCCTTTTAAGAAAGTTAATTAATTTTGATTCCAGCATTATAGAAACCAGCAGAGTCCACACCAGGTGTCTTGCCTTGTCTAATAGCTGCATCAGTTTTATCGTTACGCTCTTGTAATTGCTTTTGATCTTCGTCCCACCATTCTTTTTTAATTTTCATTAAATAAGCATACATTGGTTCGCCTTTTTCACCAGCACCTACTAAAAACCTAACCTTATCTCCTAAATCAAGGTTACGAGATGTAACATTTTCCGTAACCCCATCTACCTCACTAGGGTGAACAAATTCATAACCGTTTTCAGTGGCGGCCTGTATACGACCAGGCGCATCATTAAAAATATGCAAGTGAAAACCTTCAATTTGCTTTCCTACTTGCAGCTTACCTTGAGTCCCATTAAATACGCCTTTTTTACGTTCACGAGGACGCTCTACCTTAGTAGACTCTGTTGTAGCTTCAACTTTACGTTTAATATCAGTCATTTCTTTTCTCCCTTAATCCCAAGAATATTCAGCAACATATTGCTCTTTGGTCATCAGACCTTGCTTAACAAATTTATCACATGCTGATTTAGCATCTGATGGTAAGTTGTTATAAGACTTTTTACCTGAGCTAACCGAAGGTCTAGCAGTACCGTTAGTACTACCTTCCATTGGATTAAAGGCTGTCTTCTTACCAAACTTAGCTGGAATCATTTCAGCTAGTTCCAAGTCTAGTTTTTCTAAAAATGCTTTTCCTTGTAAGCTTGGGTTTTCACGTCGTAGTTCAACGCCTAATCCATTAGCCATACCAGTTAATCGTGCATCTTTACCAAACCATTCGTTTTTATCCATCCATTCATTTAAAATAGGATCGGTAGTAACTTGTGGAACTTCTTTAGCTTTTAATTCAGCAGCTTTTAAGTCTTCTTTAGCTTGAAGTCGTTGCTCTTTGATGTCGTCCATTGCGTCATCAATTGCTAGAACTCTATCTCCGCTACCTTCGTTAATTGCATCACGCTTGGCAACTTTAAGTTGTTCTAACTGAGATTCTAGTTCTTTACCTTTACGTTCAAACTGTTCCTTTTGATACTCACGAAACTCACGTGCGGCTTGTCTAGCTTCTTCAGCGACCTTTTTAGCTTCTCCTAATTCTTTAAGCAATTTCTCATTGTTCTTACGAAGGATTGGCATAATTTCTCTACCACGACGTACAAACGTCTCAGCATCTACCCAATCGTTCTCAGAGCCACGAAACTCTTCTTTGGCTACCCAACCCTGCGACCTAGCTTCAGTCTCGTGCTGTGTGGCTTCTGGAGCTTCCTGTGTTCCTTCTTGTTGTCCTGTTACTTGTTCTTCACTCATACAATTCCTTTAAGCAGATGTGGATCAATTAATCCCATATCATTATCTAGTTTGGCTACTAAATTATCGTAATTAATCATGCGATAATCTTTGTTGTCTTTACCTTTGTACATTAAACCAGAGTACTTTGCAAATGCTACTCTCATACCAACTTCAATAATACCTGTAGGGCATTCTTCACCCATTGCGATAACTTCACCTGTTGTATTGGCAAGTTGCTCACGTTCACTAGTTTCATCTGTTGATACAATAATGCCACTTAATGTTTTGTTTTCAACCACTAAAGGTTTAATCAAAACTCTATCAAGAATAGGTGTAATACCTGTTGTATTAGACATCTTTTTTCTCCACTACTGAACTCATTAATTCATTGTAGTCTAGTGTAAGAATACTTGAACAAGCAGCTGCTCTACCACGAATACCAGCATCATCTTCTGTGCCAGCAAGCAACATTTCTTTCAACCATTCTCTATCGTTATAAATAGCTTTCATAAAAGCTTTAGTTACACGATTACTTTTCCACTCCAAAAACTCTTGCTCGGTCACTATGACCATACTTCCTCCTTATTAACCACACTTTAAAACTTTTACTCAGTAGGTGCTGTCATTTCTTTCATGTGTTTTTCAAGGTTCATAATAGTCTTCATGCTATCTTGAATACCTTCATGTTTAGCTTTTGCTGCTCCAATTTGAGCGTCAATCATTGCAATTTCATGCCCTGTTTTAACGCCACCAGCTTGTTCTACAGCAAGGATAGCATCGGCTTCTAATTTGTGAATCTTAGCTTGCTGTAGTTCTGATGCTTGCATTATTTTAGCAAGAGCTAATTGCATTTCACCTTTAAACTGTTCTTGCTTACCTTGCATCTTCATTTGTTCAATTTGAACTTTCTCTGAAGGTCCTGGTTTAATAGCATTAGGTCCTTTAGGATCAGGCAACAACATATCAATATTAGATACTTTCATTGCTTTAAGATAGTTCTTTTGAACTTCATACATATTCATACCACCAGTAGTAGATGCTAACTGAAGGAGTGCTGTTGCTTGTTGTACTCGTTGCGTGTCTGAAACAATGTTAGGATCAGCCGCAGGACGTACATCAGATACAGGGCCTTTAAAGTCATCAGCATCAATAAAATTATCACCTGTGTCACTAGCGTAGTCTTCAATACCTTGAAGATACAATTGATTTAAACGATAAAGCTTACGAAACTCATCTTTAAGACTTCTGTAGGTACGCTTAAAAATACCTGAAAAAATCTTCATTCCTTGTTCTGCCATTGTACGAGTAGTCTCAGCAGCAGTGTTTTGTCCAGGATTTTGCCCACTAAGAATATCTACAGAGCCTCCAATACGCTCGCCATAATTAATAAGCAAATTAAGCAAAGTAAAAAGAACTTGAGAAGGTTCACGCACTGGTAACGGCATAATACCTTTACGAAGGTCGTCACCTGTTGTATCAACATGTTTCCATTCCAAAGGAGCAAAATTATAGTTACCACCACGAAGTTTAATGCCACGAGACAAAAACCCACCAGCAGTGTTTGCCATTGTGCCTGTATCAATTAATTGATTTAAAAGTGTGTCAATGCTTTGATTAAGTGGTCCTAATAAAGAACCAAAACCTAAATCATAAAAACCACCATCAGGCGAAGGAATAAAAGGAAATTTAGTAAAGTATGTTTCTGGTTGAATAGAAAGAACATTACCTTTATCATCTTTTTGAATAGAAGTAGTAAAGTAACGAGCTACAATACGAAGAATTTGTTTTGTATCACGACGCATGTAAACAATGTATGGCTCAGCGTAACCATCTCCATCCATATCAATCCATGTATGTTGCTCAAGGATTTCGTAGGGAGTTGTTTCATCAATTGAATCAGGAGCGTTTGTACCTTGTGCTTTGTTTTGCGCCAAAGTCATATTTGATTGAGGAACAGCAGCAGGACGTGTATTGTCTTTCATTTCTACAAAAAGACCACGAGCTACACGCTCATAGATATCATTGCTAGAATAATAAGTAATTTGAGTTACACGTGGGGATGTATCTAAATGTTTAGTCCAATAGTTTACAACAAAATCTTTAGCAAGGATGTTTTCAGAAACATTATGTTTAAGTATAGGATCGAAGTAAGATTTCTTAAAAGCACAACCAACGATAGGTTGGGAAATCAAAACACGGTCCATTTCTGATTCCCATGTAGTATCTTCCTCAAGGATTTGATACGACATGAATTTAGCTACACGATCAGCACGTTTTCCTTTTTCACCAGTGGGGTCATCACCAAGTACACGACATTGGACAGGAGTTTCGCCATTAATAAGAACAGGATAACTACGAGCATGGAATTGCAAAGCAGCAATAGTAATAAGTGGGAATTTAACATTAGAAGCGCCTGGCCAAGGAAAGTCTTTAGCTTCTGCAACTTGCAAAGCAAGCTTCATAGATTCTTCAGTACGTTTTTCCCAAGCTGAGCGTGATTCTTTATCCGCTTCAAATCCTTTGTAGACATTATAGCTAATCGTGTTTAAATCATCTTCATCTAACACATCAACAATGTTAGGAAGTTCTACAATATCTTCAAGCTTGAGTTCAGTATTTAAATTCATTTATTCTTTCAATAACCAGTAGTAGCGTTGCGACCTTGTTGGTCATATCCTGCTTCGTGCATGGCAAACCTGTATTCTTCTTCATCAATTTCGCTTTGAGTCGATGCTACTTGCATCTGATCCAATAGTAAACCAATGTAAGCCCAAGCATCCACTTGGTCATCATGTCTATCTCTAGGAAAACGCATTAGCTCATCTTCAAAGGTCTGATACCAATCAGCAGAGTCATCAAACTTTACAGCACCTGCTCTCATACGGGCTTGCATTGACCTAGCACGACTTAACTTATCCCCACTAGGCTTTAACAAGACTAGGTTGATAAAGGTGTCAGTCTTTAGCATTGCTTCGTTTAGGTATGGGCCTATAGACTTCTGAATAGTACCTGCTTCAATTCCAAACAATTCAGGTTTGTAAGTTCGCTGGAGGGCAAGGATAGTTTCCACAATCTGCATCGCATCCATCCTATCACGGATGATGTTCACACACTGCAAGTGCTGATTTTCATCCATCCCTGCCACAGCAAAAACACTGTAATCACTATGTTGCCTTTGG